TTTCTAGCCGGTCCAACGCTTCCACTACGGACGCTGCCGTTTGGTCTTTCAGCTTTATAATGATTTCATCACGGGTCTTTCTCTCTGTCAGCACAAGCATACATGATTTCGTAACCCCACGTTGCCCTTTTACTGTATCCATTTCCCAATGACCGAATACCTCCCGGTCCTTTACCTCTTCGGGTCTGTTTTCTATGCTTTCCCCTGCACTTGCCCTTTTCTGTACCTTTACCTTTTTATTATGCTTTTTCTTTTTACTCTTAATAGGTAGGTCTTTGTTTGTCAGTTTCAAGAAAATTCCATTGTCTATATATCTGTAAAGCGTCCGCAAGCTGATAGAGGTTTTAAACTGTTTTTCTCCTTTGGCAATCTCCGCTAACGCTGCTTCCGGGCTGTACTTATCATTTACTATTTTATCCTCTATGCACTCCGCCAATTCCCTGTCATTCCCTATTTTTAATGCCCTGCCTTTTCCCTCTTGGGCGTAGTCGTGTGCTTTCTGCCCCAAATCGCTACTATACCTTTCCTCTTCCGTATAATCAGAATTGCGGTGCATATATTTACCCTTGTCGTATTCCCGGTATATCGTGCTTCTGTGGAAATGTAACTGCTTTGCTACCTCCGCTTTGGAATGTCCTGCATTTAATAAGGCTTCCATTTTGATACGGTCGTTATGGCTCATTTGTTTAAATATCTTTCCCATGCTCTACCTCCAAATATAAGGGGCAGCGGGTGTATTTGTTCCTGCTGCCCCCTTTGGATTCCGCCTTACTGCCTTTCCCATAGTGAAATAGAGCATAAGTTTAACCCATGCTGCCAATCCCTCCGGCTTTTTGTGTCCGAATCGGTCTATTGTATCTTGATTTTTTCCTATTCTCCTGCTATTATTTCTTTAAACACTAGGGGCGGTTAGCAGGAATGTTAAGAAGTCCGCCCCCTGTGTGAATCCCTATTTAATCTTCAATATCCTTTTGGGTATCCTCGATTAAATCATTTATGAGCCTTTCGGCTTCCTCCGTGTTCTTTTCCTTAATTGCCTTTTGCAGGTCTTTAAGGTCCCTCATTAAACGTCTTAGGTAACTTTTGAATACTGCCATTTCTTCGGTGTTCTCCATTTCTTTAACTCCTTTCCTGCTATCTCCTTGCTACAATTATATTATATACTTATATAAGTATATTGTCAAGGGTTTTTATGGATTTTGTGCTACAAATTCCTGAATATGTGCTACAAAACTTTTTCTTTATTCTTGGCGTATTCCTCAACGATTTTCTGTAACTTGTCCGTGAAATTCTTTCCCGGACTTGCTTCTATGATTCTGAATATCTCCGGCTTGAATCTTACCGTTTTATGGATATTGCAATCATCATTAGTATATACGCCGTCCTTATAAGCGTACACCCTAACCCTCGCCCCTTTCCCTTTTTATTTTTTCCTCAACTGCTGCAACTATCATCTGATTCCGGCTCTTGTACCCTAATTCCTTGGCTATCTCCGTCCATTCTTCCGCCCTGCCTTTCGGTATGGAAGTAAGCAGAAAAGAATCATAGTTATTCTTATTCCATTTATTTTTTGCCCTAGTCGCAGGCGTTCCGCCTGCCTTTTCCTCTGCCATTACGCAATACCTCCTGTCCGCTCCGACCGTTTATAGTTTCCTGCTGAAATTGTATCATACTTTTTATACTTATACAAGTATATAATATGCACAATATTTCCCATGTACTTATATAAGTATTTTGTGAACATTTCTGGGATTGCAAATATACTTATATAAGTATATAATGTACTCATAAGGAACGGAAAATAAAGTACATGGAGGACTAAGGAAATGACAAATACAGATATTATTATCAGTGAAGCGGTGGCAAACGGATTATACACAATGGAACAAATCGAAAATATACTTGCAAGCGGTCACATGATACCGCTGCACACATTCCAAGCATGGAAAAGTTACGGATACTCTGTTAAGAAAGGGGAACACGCCCGGATTACTACAAGGCTTTGGAGATTCACGAACAAGGCAAAGAAAAATGAGGACGTAGACGAAAACACGGACGGAACGGACAACAACCATTACTACCTTGCAAAGGCATTTCTTTTTACCGCCGACCAAGTAGAGAAATTGAAATAAAAAACAACCCCCAAGGCATAGAGCCAAGGGGGCGTTTTTCTTCCTGCGGTATCTTATTTTATAAACCTGTCCTTTAATTCCTTGAACGTATCCCAACCGTACATTGAGATATACGCCACTACAAACGCTGCGAATACCGCAAGTGCCACATAATACCATAAAAGCGGTATGCCTGCGTAGGCAACATAGATTAACAACGCTGCCACGGTCACGATTAAGGAAATGAGGATAACAAACGCCTTTGTCGGCACTTTCTTAATCCCCGGTAAGTCCTTTAACAGTTCCGTAATGAGGGATACGGCAAACGCCAACGCCCCCAAGATACCGATAATCAAAACTGAATTTTCCGCTAAAATCTTCATATTTTTTCTATCCTCCGTCTTTGTGTCCGAATCGGTCTATTTTACATCCGCCTTGTCAACCCAACCGTAAACGCCCTTTCCGTCCTGCGATATGCAATGATACGGGTGTGTTCCTTTGAGGTTTACCGCCGTCACTTCGCACTTGCTTGTCACACCCTTGTTTACGGTCGCCTGTGCTGCCGTAGAGGACTTATAGACCGGTCCCCCTGTGAATGTTACCGTATCGCCCTTTGAAACGCTTTTAGGGGCGTTCCCTGCGGTCGTGGATACCTCTTTTACAGATTCCGCATTGACCCAACCGTAAACGCCTTTTCCGTCCTGCGATATGCAATGATACGGGTGTGTGCCTTTGAGGTTTACCGCCGTTACCTTGCAGACGCTTACAACGTCCTTTTCCTTGGCTGTCTGTGCTGCCGTAGAGGACACATACACGCCACCGCCCGTAAACGTCACTGTATCGCCTTTCTGCAATGCCCCTACGGCGTTCTGTGTGCCGTTTCCTGCGGGTTTTTGCTTGTCAGCGTCCTTTTTATCGTCTGCCTTTTTTAAATCGCTTAAATTGGACGCTTTGACGGCTTCGTATACCTTGCCCCTACGGCTTGCATACTGCCCCATTACGCTATCTTTTAGGGCGTAGGCGTGTATTTCTTCAAGTCCTACCTTTTCCGCCCCTCCAAGGTCATTTCCTGCGGTCGTGGCTATCCGTTTGCTTGCACCGCTTCCCCCTTGGTTCTCCAAGTCCGCATAATAGGCAAGTGCCTTTAAAGACGTAACGCCGACCTTAACGCCGTTTTTGACATAAGCCGTAATATCAGCGTCCGCCAAATCGTCCTGTATTT